CCGCCACGGCCTCTTCCCTGGGATGCCAATTCTTTTCAGCATCCCAGAACTCCTGCCATTCTTCCTCAGTGGCAGGGTCCCCGTCAACGTAAAGTTCGTTGACGGGGTTGTTGTTTCCATACCCATTGAGATAGAACTCATGGGTATGGAATTCAAACACTCGGCCATCCTCCGAGTGGAAAGTGTAAACCGCCTCGCGGCGGCCCCCTTCCCCAACTTCCCATCCCCAGGGTTCGTCATCACCCTGGTATTTATAAATACATTGCATCTTTTTCATTTTTCCCTCCTTTCTCTATATACCATATAACATATGCAATCTCTATACCATCTTCATAAGCACTTGATATTATTACATACAGCCTATCCACAACTCCTAAAAAAGTGGCACTTTGCTACACACTATTACCACAAAATTACATAAACTAACGAAATATATAGAGTCGCAAAATGCCACACTCCTGTAGCACTCCACCACACATTTCTCTTGACAAAGAAAAATAACTGTGCCTAAACTGGTGGGTGGCGGGTGGGGGTGAGGGAGGCAAAGGAAATAGAAGTAAAACCCTGTCTTATGAAAAAGCTCATCTGGACTACTAAAGAAATCGCATTAGCTCTGAACACATCAATTGGAACTGTCAGACGCTGGATTCAGACAGATGAGCTGCTCGCCAGAAAGAAGCCAGGAACTAGAGCTTATGTGATCTTTGACGAAGACCTTACTGATTTCCTCAAACGACACTACAAGCCAGGGAAGTTTAAGCGATACAACAGCAAGACAAATATCGGTGTACCGGTAGCTTAAACGTGGCCAAAGTGAAGCGAGTAAACATGGTGAGAGGTCTGTACTGTAACCTATTCCACTCCAGGCACACTGTAAACCTCTCCCGAAATGGTAAGCAGGTGTTTGGCTGTAGGAAGTGTGGAGTTCTAACTGTGCCTTCGTCAATTTACCATCCAGTTTTCCACTGCGATGTCCCTAATGTTGTCTCGATAAGGGAAATAGAAATGGCGAAAGATCGGCTGGGTAGGTTGTAAGTGTCCAGAGCAGCCAAGATAGACCGATCACACGACCTATTTAACATAATGTCTGTTATCAGACCATGAATGCATAACTATTTGATATATCAGGCATATTTAAGCATGATGGATATTGCAAGTTATCAGGTCTCAGCTCTCGGCTTTCAGTTCCTAGATCTTGAGCACTTTTCTCTAAGTCCTTGTAATTATTTAGATTCCATGAGCATAGGGGGGGAGGGGTCGATCCCCCCGCATGGCCATGGCTGAAGTAGTCAGGAGGTAAATCTATATGCATCCTGATTTTTACTTTTCCTCAACCTCCGAAATGTCAGTTATATCTAGAGTTTATTGCCCACGTTGCTTGAGATTTTTAGATAGCTATAAGTCTGATAATCGATCGATCATTTGTGGTTTATGTTTGGCATATCTAGGGACTTCATGAAGATTTCTCATCTTCCCTTACCTCCGAGGTGTCGATCTTGTGATGTTGTTTTTATCGGTTCTGGTGCGTTATTGTTAGCGAGAGAGCATTTCAGGATATTTCACGAAGATGAGATTCATTCATGATTACTGGTTTTTATTTGTAATGGCTCTCTTGATGTTAGTTTCTGGAATTGGGATTTTATTTCTGGGGTAATGGCGGATGAAGATTGTAGCCTATGTCGATATTTATCCATGGACAAAGCCAGAAGATGTTTTCATTACGACGAGGCCATCGAGTTTTGAAAAGCCTAAAGATTGCAAGCGTTACAGGATTGAATTTGAGGTTCCAGATTGTGAGGTGGATGGCAAGATCGAGGCAAACGTAGAGCAAATAGCGAGTTAATGTAAATGATGTCAGACCATTGTCTGAGGATAAAAACATGAACAAAGATAAAAAATATTATGTTATTGGTGGAGAAATGGATGAAAGTAAGCAGATGGGTCCGATCATAACTCTTATAGCTTTGATTATCGTATTAATGGGATTTTTAATTTATTGCTTAATGGGAGGACATTAAATGTCTAAAGAAGATCAGATCGATAGAGAATTTCGCGAGGCATATCTTCGGGTCAATGGGGGATTTGATACCGAGATCGGCTCTGAAGCGGTAGCCACCCTCATTGAGACTCTGAGGCTTCAGGGAGAGTACCTTAAGAAAGAGACCCAGAAGCTCCTGGATGGCAAGATCAAGATGACTCCCGATCGGGCGGCCAGGATGCTCTCCTATACGGCAAAGGTGATTGATGAGATGACCCGACTTATTTCCTTTGCTCGTGGCAAGCATGACTCAAGGCCAGATCTGGGTGATGGGTGGCTGGCAGGATTGACCGAGGAGCAATTAAATCAGGTCTATCGCTGGATTGAAGAAAATAAAATCAAAAATGAAGTTTAACAGTGGAGGATGTCATGCCGTTATTTGAAGTGGCGATTTTGGAGATGCCAACAAAGAAAGAAATTGAAGATGGTACTGGAATTGAAAAACTTGTGTTCGGGCCTAAATTTGTGGTGGCTAAGGACGCACAATCTGCAGCAATCAAGGCAATTATGGAAGATGTATCTAAGGCTCAAGATATAGATAAAAATAAAATGCAGGTACTTGTTCGCCCTTTTGCGTAGGCGATAATGATAAGCCTCAATCATTATCGCAAAAGAAAAAAGCAGGAGGCTCAACGGGGTTTTCCTTGTCGGAACAGGGCTATCCCTTGTATGATAATTATACAAATACACTTTTTGTCCCAGCTGTAGCTGGAGCGACAACATTTAATGCACATGCATTGAATTTAACAACCGATGGCACGTAGCATGAGATCAAGGCCAAAATCTAGCTCTCCCTTGAGCCTTGAGAAGAAAAAGGATTACAATACGGCTTTTGCCAGCATTGACCTTGAGCGGTGCCGAAGGTCAGCCCACCATTTCATTTTCAATGATCACTTAGGCCAAAGGCTTGTAACCAAGGATGAGCATGATATTGTAAACCCTATTAAGCCGTTTCCGGATGAGGATTATTTAAGAAGTCTTCTGGATTGCCTGCTCGTTTCAGGGAAGATGATCACTCCGAGAGAGGCATATTATGCTCTAAGGGCTGGACATTCTGAATCCTGGCTGGCTGCCCTTTATAATTCAGGCATCGTTTGTGTTGAAAAGTCCCGTCACGTGATGGCTACATGGCTTGCCTGCTGTTATTGCCTTTGGCGAGCTAAATTCAGACCCCATCAGTTGATCATTATCCAATCCAAAAGAGAAGAGGATGCGGCAAATTTAGTCTTTAACAAAGAACCCTATATAGCCAGAATATCGTTTCTTGAAAGCCACTTGCCTGATCATCTAAAGAGTGTACAATTTCCATCCGGTGGATGCTATGGACACCTTTATTTTCCCAATGGCTCTCATATCTGGGCCATCCCGGAAGGCGGAGACATTATCCGATCCAATAACCCATCGGTGATCTTCTCGGATGAAGCGGCCTTTCAGCCGGAATTCGGGGCAGCTTACACGGCGGCTATCCCGGCAATGAAGGGCGGCGGACAGTTAGTCGCCATCAGCTCGGCAGAACCAGGAGAATTTGAGCAGCTCATTGAAGCAACAGATCCAGGTAAAGATGAAAGAAAATTATTTATTCCTGGCTTGAGCGAGCGAATCACCCGTGGCGGTATCCCGGTGCTGGCCATTGATTATTGGGCTGATCCTAAAAAGCGTCCAGGAACCCCAGAGGGAGATCTCTGGCTTGAGCATGAACTTGCTGGCTATCCTGGCGGGCAATTCTCCCCCAGGTGGCGAAAAGAGATGCTACGGGACTGGGGGGCAATGGGTGGGACCCGATTGTTTCTCGATTGGGAGATGATGCAAAAATATGTCGTTTGCCCACCGTTTGATCCGATCGGATATAAGCTTTATGCCTCGTACGATCATGGGTGGAGAAATCCGGCAGCCTATCATGTTCATGGGATTAATGGCGATGGAGAGATCGTCACATTCTGGGAATTTTATGCCGATCATGTCCCGATTCCCCAGATCGCAAGGATTATTAAAGGACAGTCCGTCACCCTGCCCGATGGAAGACATTTCGAAGGAAATCCATTCGCAGGAGAGGAAATTATAAAAATCGCTGATCCTCATATGTGGGCTGAGGATCAGCCCATGTCGGATAACACGATGAAAGCTGTGGCCCAGTTATTCGAGATGGAAGGAGTGTTTTTCGAGAAAGGCGAGCGGGGAGGCGATACCACCGTGGCTGAGTGGCTGATCGGGCATTTCTGGGCTGATCCGAAAAAACCACGTTACCGAATTACAAGTAATTGCCCCAAGCTCATCTGGGAAATCGGCCAGCAAAGGCACAAAGATATCTCCCCCAGAGTAGGTGCCTATAAAGATTCTCCAGAGGGTCTGATTGATAAAAACAATCATGCTTGGGATGGACTGAAGATGTTTTTAAAGCTCTTTCCCCCCACGCCACAGGAGATGAGGCAATCTAAAAAACCGGGAAGCTTTAACTGGTGGAAAGAGCAGGCAAAGAAAGCAGCCGAAGGCCAGGAGATTTCTACATACCATCGGGAGATGGTGGGATAAATGCCAAGAAAGAAAAAATCTAAAGGCCCGCTTGTACCACCCATTGGGGATTTCGGGCAATCCGAAAGATCCTCAACTCAAAAAAACCGCCTTGAGCTTTATCAGAAATGGCAAAAAAGGGTTGAACATGCCAAAAAGATCAGAAAGAAATGGGAAGAGGATTTTAATGTCAAAGAATGCGAAAAGTTCATTATCGGAAAACAGGTTGGCACAAGATCCAAAGATCCGGTCTTTAATCATGTCCTCGCCACACTGAAGGTCATTAAGCCCAGCATCTTTTATAAAGATCCTAAATTCTTTGTAAGACCAAAACCAGGCACATCCTCGTCTGTTAATGAACGATCCGCTGCCATCGGGGAAGCCGTGCTGGAGTCCATAGGCCAGCAGGATAATAACCTTAAGAATGCAGGTGCCCTGGCTTTATGGCAGAATTTTACCAGAATCGGAGTGATCAAAATATCCTACAATCCCAGGATGATCAAAAATCCTGCTGCGGGTGAGCCGATCTATCTGACCACGGCTGAAGGTGAACCTGTATTGGATGAAAATAAACAACCTATCCCATTAACCGATCCGGCGACAGGAGAACCCATTCTGGAACCCGAAGAGATCATTAAAGATGAAGTCTATCGCTACGAATGGGTGGATGCGGCCAATATGCTCTTGCCTGATGAAGGTCCAGATATGTCGAAATGGAGCTGGATTGGTGAAGAGGTGATCGTGCCGCTAGAGGAAGCTAAAGAGGATAGCCGATTTGATAAAAATTTGAGATCTGCCCTCGTTTCGAATGTATCCTTTGAGAAGGCAAAAAGGAAAATATCCAGCTACTCGATCCATGAGCAACTTGAGGAAATGCTCTGCTATTATGAGTGCTATGACATTAAAGAAAAGAAGGTCTATATCTGGGCTGATGGTCAAAACTTTGATGATTTCCTGTATGAAGGCGATTTACAAAAGGGAATCGAAGATCATCCCTATGCAATCCTGTTAGGATTTACCCCGATTATTGGGCCCGAGCCCTCACCCTGGCCGTTACCGGAGGTGTATCCCTGGCTTGATATCCAGAGAGAATACAACATCAGAAGAAAGCAGATCACGGAAGGTGCCAAACGATCAGCAAGAAAAGGGGTCTATGACGAGGGGACATTCCCCAATCCAGATGAGGCGGTAAAACTCTTACAATCACCCGATGATATGGTCTTTGCCAAAGTCAATCCTGGCAAAATACCGACCATGCTGGAATCCCCGGATCTTAACCCTTCCATCTACAAAGATGTTCCGCTGCTATTTAATGATTGGAGAATTATCACAGGCCAGACCGGTGCAAGATTGGCTGATCCGGATGCGGAAACCGCCACAGAAGCCTCATTTGTGGAGCGTGCAGGCAATTTAAGAGATGCTGATAAACTCGATGCGGTCAATGATTGGCTCACCTGTGCCGGGAAAAAGATGTTTCAGCTAGTTAAGGCCACACTCACACTCGATCTGTGGATTAAGATTCGAGGGTTTAATGACACGGAATTTAAAAAGTATGTGGAGAGAGTCTATGGATTGCCAGCCGAAATGATCGAATTTCTGCCAGGCTTAAAAGATCTCTTCAAAGAACGCTATGGCCAGGAGAATTGGTTACAGGTCAGAAGAGAAGATCTGGCATTTGAAGCCGATGTTTCGGTTGTGCCAGGCTCATTTAGACCCAGAAATCTTGATATCGAGCGGGATCAATGGATGAAGTTTTTGCAGGTCATCGGGCAATTTCCCCAGCTTGCCCTATCCAGAGAATTGTTGCGGGAAACGGCCTCAAAATTTGAGTACATCTCAGAACGCATGCTCGATGAGCTAACGGCCCTGGCCCAGAAAATGATCCAGGTGCAGGCTGAAAAAGCCGGAAGAACCCAGGGTGGCGAAAATAATATGGGCAATGACGCACAGAGGGCAATGGCCGGGATGATGAACGCAATAGGGATGGCATAATGACTAAACTGAGATTTGAATGCTCAGGAGATTCTCCAGAATATTGGGAGAAGCTTGATACTTCAAAACTTCTTGAAGATGGCGAACCAGAAGCACTTGAAATTGAAGAAGTCTCATATCGCTGTTCAAATTGTGGATCTGGAAGAATTCGCAAGCGGATGATTGATTTGCCGATTTTCGATGGTAAACTTGTTCTCAATAGACTAAAAGTTCTTTTCTGTGCTGATTGCAAAACCTCAATGATTGAAACTGAAAAATGGATGGATGAGCTTAAGCGAATATTGGTTAATTTATATAAATTTGTGGATGACGTAGAAAAATCTCATCATCATCCGAGCAATATTGAATGTGGCGCATCGGTAGATTTAAAAAGAGCTATTATCAATTTTTTAGAAAATGAAGGTTATTCTAACTCATTAAAAGAGTAAAATGCCGATATATGAGTACAGATGTATTAATGGACATATAAAGGAATTATTTTGCCATGTTTCAGATGAAAAATATGTCCAAACCTTGACATGCGAAGAATGTGCTAATACAATGGGGCCGATTATATCGAATACTTCGGCACTTTTGTGGTTTGAAGAGGGTCGGCCCAGAACAATTTACAATCTCGGTCATGAACCCATCACGATCCGAAGCCACAAGGAACATCAGGAGGCCATGAAAAAAGCAGGTGTCACGCTGGCGGGAAATAAAATGGGGGAAAGGGGCTGCTGGATATGATCCCATCATGGAATGAGCTAACATGTCAATGCGGAAATAAATCTTTTATTAAGATTATCGGATTACGTTGGCATTCAAGCGGTGGCGGAACCTCAGAAGAAGTCGGAGGCTATAAATGTTCAGGCTGTGGACTAAAAGTCAACATGGCGGATCTGATCAATCTGGCGAAACTCAAGCAAAAGAGGGCGGAACTGGAAGCTCTAAGGCAAGAGGTCGAAGGCCAGTCGATCCCGCAAAACAAAAAATAGATCCCTATGTGATTTTGCTACTGGAGCGAATTGCCTTTCAGACTTACACGGGAAATTTGGATTTTGAACAGTACAAAAAGATGGTAAAGCAAGATGCCATTAGATCAACCAGTACGATACAGAGTTAAAACGACTAAAACCGGAAAGAAAATCAGGCTTGCCTTCGTGAAAGGAACGAATCGTGTCATCGAAGCCAAAAACATCAAGACCGGAGCGACACATACTCCAGCCGAATTTGAGGCCGACCGAAAGCGCAGGGGCAGGCTGCGAAAAAGAATGGTCGGTTAATCTCTCTTTGGGTGATTGCCGAAAGAGAATCATTGATGCCATTCGTGCACTGGATGGCGTGAAAGGAAAGCTAAAGAGCGTACTTGACATAATTCCCTAAGTTGTAGAGCACGCACAACCAGAGGGCGCATTTGTCGAAGCAATCTTATTGCTATGGCAAATGCGCCCTTTTTATTTTGGAGGATGATATGAACAAATTGATTCTACGCTGGCTATCGCCGCTATTAAACGAGCGGGGAGAAGTCGGCGGTACCGATAAAGGAACGGCCACCCAGGATAGCGGTGCTGATCAGAATGATGATACAGGCCCATCCGGTAGTGGCACGACCACTGGGGATACAAGCTCTGCCCAGGACAAAGAGAGCTTCATTGATCCAAGCTCACTTCCAGAAGAATTAAAGCCTCACTGGAAGAGAATGCACAGGGCCTATACCAAGCGGCTTGAAGAATTCAAGCAGGCAAAGGAAAAAGCCCTGGCATATGATCGCTTCTATTCTGATGAAAACTTCAGACTCCAGACACTACAGGAAGCGGCAAGACAGCTTGGATTTAGTCTGACGAAAGCGCAGGCACAAAACCTTGCAGCCTCGTCTGGCTATGAGGCACCAGCAGAAATTGTCGAGGCGGTTAGAGCAAGGCTTGACCCATCGCTACAATGGATGGCCAAATCGCTCGCTGACGCTCCGTATACGGTCTATCGGATGGCAACCGATCCTGAAAAAAAACAGCAGGCCGAAATGCAACTCAAACAGCGAGAAAAAGAATATGAGGAGCTGGCCTCGGAATTGACCGAGCGGGCCCCTGGATGGGAAGAAAGAGAAGATGAAATGATGGAGCTTTTGGATTTCTTGCAAGGTCCCAGTATGCGGCACAAGAAATTCGGCTCCAAACTGGAACTTCTCTACAATCTCGTGACAGGTAATGCCTCGGCGATCTTGGAGGCCACCAAACGCATGGGACAGGCCGCAAAAAACAGGATCGTGTCTGGCACGACTAACCGCCAAACGGTTCCAAACTATGATGAGCGCATCCGAAAGGCCAAGACCAATCAGGAAGCCTGGGCAATTGCCGCTAAAATGGCCGAAGAGCAGCTTGAGCGGGAAGGCTTTTCTGTGCGCTAAAAGAGGAGCATACCATGCTTGAACACTTCTACAGGTCGCTTGCATGGCTGATCGGTGATGAGCGGGGCCAGATTCCATCCACACTCACGGATGAATACGGGGCACTTCTCACCACGACGCTTCGGGCCATGCAGCCACGCCTGTACGATAATATCACCAGAGGCAATAAGTTGATCTCCTGGCTTGAGTCCAAAGGCCGATTCAGAAGTCAGGATGGTGGAGAGCGAGTCCAGGTCCCATTGATGCATGCGCAGAATAACACGGCGGATTTCATTTATGCATAGATGTCCGCTAATTCAAGTGTCTCCCCGATAAAGATCTATTCGGGATATGGGACACTTGATACCACTCAAAAACTGGGAGGGTGGTATAAAACCTGGCAAAATGCTGGGAACCCTTAAAGCCATTAAGACTACTTAGGTGAAACTTTAATGGATGAAACAATAGGCAATCAGCAGGTCAAGGCAGATCGTGAAATAGATTTGGCATATTTGGCCGGTGCCCTCGATGGCGAGGGCTGTTTCACGATAGCAAGGAAGGCCGACAAACGATACAAGCAATGGGGATATTCCTATTCTCCAATGATTTATTTCACGAATACCAATGCGGATTTTATCGCAAGGATAAGTGAAATATTGGATGCGTTTGGAATATCAGGCCATATCATGACTAGAAAGCAACCTATGAAAACCGGCAATAAAGATTACTATGTAATCTCAATCGGAAGATTTAGCAGCATTTCTAAGTTGCTAGATCTGATATTGCCATTTTTGGTTGCAAAAAAAGGTCAGGCAAAATTGCTTAATCGCTTTGTCAAAGTCCGACTCGAAAAGAATCATGAAAAATATAAAAGCCAAAATCCGTATACGGATGAGGAAATTAGTCTGGTTCAACAAATTCGGACTTTAAATGGATCTTCCAAAATAAAATATCCTGCCGAATCCTCAGAGGCCATACGCCAGGCTGCTCAATAGCAGATGATATGGTCCAGCCGCCAGGGAAACTTGGCGGGTTTCGCCCCAGGATGGAATCACTTCCGCCTTCTATGAGTGGGCGCAATTGTCAGTCTCAATTGCGATCTCCAGAAAAGAAGAGCGGCAAAATTCCGGAAAATCCAGGATGATCAACCTGCTCCAGTCCAAGACTCAGCAGGCAGAAGTCTCCCTTAAGGAGCTTTTGAATAACTGCATCGTGGCTGGAAGAATCACCTCCTCAACGAATCTGGGACAGTTCCTGCGAAGGGTGGGACGACTGGATAGCGGTGCCCTGGGTCCCTATCCATTGGCTGCTCTTATTGATAGCAGCCCAAGCCGATCTGTGTCCATTGGCAACATCAATGGCAACACCTATAGCTTTTGGAGAAATCAGGCCACTTCATCCACTGCAACGACCTTTGCAGGTCTAAAGCAGGAGATGAATCAGGTCTACAATGATTGCTCTAAAGGCACTGGAGGGCCACCCGATCTACTGATCGGTGATCAGCGGGCATGGGAACAGTACTGGAACTCACTTCAGATCCAGGAACGCTATGTGATTGACGATAAGCGCACTGTGGATGTTCTGGGCGGATCAGATGCCCTAAAGTTCAGGGGCGCAACGTTTATCTGGGATGAGGTTGTCCCGGATACAGAGACCAATGCGGAAGTGGTTGATTCGATTGGAACGGTATCAGCATCCACCATCTTCTTTATCAACTCGGAGACGTTTGAGTGGGTGTATGATTCCGAAACCAATTTTATCACTACTCCGTTTGTCCGTTTAAAGGAATTTTGGGCGGACCTTAAAGACCTTGTGTTTGGTAACTGGAAAAGTTGCGATGCTTTAATGCTCGCAGCTTAAGGTAATAACGATGACGAAGAGCCAAAAGAGCATGGGGAACGGGATGACGGTTGCGACCTTTAACACGATGAGGAGGGAAACACCTTTCGTAAAATTCAATTGCAACTTTAGCCTCTTCCCGTTTGGCCTTCAAATAGGGAAGAAGTCTTTTAAGAATTTCAATTCCCTTGGCCCTTCCAATCTGAGCAACAAAAAGGTGCCTGTGCTTTTTGGGATTCTTTAGATGGCGAGACCGATTGTGATTGAATTTAAGATCAAAAAATTTGCACATGGCTTTGATGGGTCTCGGATCAGCCATCTCAATGCAGAGCGAAAAAACATAAGTAGGCGTTCGATGTCTTCCTCTAGGCTTACTGCGTTTAATCGTGATGCATCCTTCGCCATCAATCAATCCAGCAAAGTAGGCTTCGTGCTCCATGAATATGAAGGTAGCACAAATCAATACCAGACACAAGAGCTTTTTGCAAAAAAGTCAGCGAATTCGGTGGACACCCTAATGCCAAGAGGCATGGGCAATACCGAGCCAAGCAACCTGATCAATCAGGTGGGCGTGTGTAGAGAGCATGGGCTGACCCCGAAAGGGATGATGTGCTCCGATCTCACAAGTAATTGTGAGTTAACATAAATACCAGAAAACCAGGACGCTCGTGTGGCTCAAATTCTCTGGATGGGTGCGATCGGTGTCAATAATCGCCGAAAGAATGGGGTGTTATACGGCATCAGTCGCTCCATCACATCCTAACAAAACGGATACCTGATAGGTATCGTCAGTCACAACAAAGGAGGAAGTCAAGATGCTTTTCCAGAGAGTGAATCGAGATAACCCTGAGCGGGTGTTCCAGGTAATGCAGGCCAATGAGGCTGGAATCGCCGCAGATGATGTGGTGCAGCTGGAATTGACAGCCGCATCGGTGGATGGGATCAAGGTCGTTCAGCCCAATAGCGGGGAACTCAATGCGGTGGTGGGAATTGCCGATTCTGCCATCTCAAACGGCAGCTATGGGCTGGTTCAGATCTATGGATACCGCAGCACCTCCAGGGTGCTACAGACAGGGGCCAGTATCGCCGTGGGTGCGGCTCTGGGGCCTGTGGCCGGATCGGATATGCTGGCATCCGCTGCCAGTATCGCCCCAGCTTATCTGCCAGCGTTTGTATTGCTGGAGAGTGCAGCCTCCGCAGCCGGTGCGGATTCCACTGTATCCAAAAAGATTTTCATCCGGTGCATGTAAGAGAAAATTCCGGGGGGGTTAATCCCCCCCGGAAAAAATAATAAGGAGGTGATCCAAAGCAGTATGGAATACCTGGTGAGACGATGGTTTGTGCATTTTCATGGCCAGGGAGAGCCCCATCAAAGCTTATTGTATCGGTGTATTTCCTGTAAACGGCTCATTACCTGGAACAAGATTAAAACCGGGAATGTCTGCTGTGCGGGAAGAATTTCCCCTGCTTATCCAAGCTGGTTTGAGCGGATCAGACTCTTTTTATTGCCATGGACCGTATGAGTGCGATTGCTCGCCCAGTGGGGCCAGTTAATACAATCAATGGGATACCTGTCTTTAAGGCGGTTGCCACTCATATTCACTGGTCCTTAATTGGGGCAGATTATAAAGTCATCCTGGAAAACTCTTCCAGGATTAAAAAAAGATTCGAGCCCTATGAAGGACCGCCTCATTCGGAGCCGGTAGCCATTGTAGCTTATGGGAGGAGTCTAAAAGAGACGTGGAAAGAGATTCGGGATTTTAAGACCGTCATCACCTGCTCTGGATCGCATCAGTTTCTTTTAGATCGAGGCATCATTCCGACCTATCATGTGGATTCAGACCCCAGGCCCCATAAAGTCGATATGCTGGGAACGCCTCATCCAGATGTGACCTATCTCATCGCCTCGATCTGTCATCCGACTTATTTTGATTTGCTAGAAAAGCACAACATCGAGAAAGTTTATCTGTGGCATCTCTTATTTTTGGAACCAGAAATATTCGATATTCTTCCTCGAAATGAGTGGCTTTTTACAGGCGGAAATACCGTGGGACCCAGGGCGATCAAAATGGCCAGGCTTTTGGGCTATATAAATCACCATTACTTTGGATTTGATGCCAGCGATGGTTATGCGGGCTTTCATCCTAAAGAGAAAGCAATGAAAATTTATAAATACAAGGGCAAGAAATATCATACCACTCCATCCTGGATTGAACATGCCAGGATGATGTTTGAGGATCTAGACAGAATGCCTGAAGTAAACTTTACCTTTTATGGTGAAGGGTTAATTCAGGATATGGCCAAAGATTACAAACGTACAAATCGGGCCAAAGTGCCCATGGCAATTAAAAAACCATGAAAGAGATCAACATTGCCTTTACCTGTACTGGATACGGCCCGCTCTGGGCCCCAGCGGTATCCTCCTGGCTTAGAGTCGTGGGCTATACAGCCCGATACTTTAAGATTGAGCAGATCGGCAAGATAGGCGGTGTGGGAATCACGGACCGCCTCTATACCATGACCGCCGAAAATTGTCTGGTCAAGGAGATGCTGGCTAATCCTGATTTTACGCATCTATTCTTTACCGAGATGGATATGATCCTGCCTCATGACTGCATCGTGAAGCTATTGGCCCTGGATAAAGATATGGCCTCCGGGGTGTATTTTTTAAGAAACGATCTTCAGATCGGACGGGGACAGCCCTGCCTGTATAAGAAGGCAACAGCTGTGGAGGCAAGACGACAGGCGCAGAAGGCATCCACCTATATGCATACGCCGATTACGCTCTTTCCACAGGATAAACCCTTCCAGGTGGATTGTGCCGGGTTTGGGTGCGTGCTGTTTAAGCGTCATGTCTTTGAGAAACTACCTTATCCCTGGTTTGATCTTAAAGCTGGCGCAGAGGATAAGATCGGCTATGGCTCAGATATGTATTTTTATACACATGCCAGAAAAGCAGGATTTGAACTGTGGGTAGATCCCACCGTGCAATGCGGCCAGATTGATTACTATGTGACCGATATTTCGGATTACCACTGGCAGCTTGAAAATAATCCTGGTTTTTCCAGCAGGGGATTTATTGTCGGAATGGGTAAACAGAAAAATGAGACTTAATATCGGGGCCGGGATGTCTTCAAAATCTTCTGGATCAATTAATGCTGATCTTTATTTAGGGCCTAATATTGATGTGGTATTTGATGCCACAAAAGGCTGGCCCTTTAAGGATAATTCCATCGAGGCGATTGTAGGAGTGCATGTGTTGGAGCATTTATCAAATCCGTGGACTTTTTTTAAAGAGGCATGGAGAGTCTTAAGACCCTCTAAGAAATGCAATCTGCAATTAAGATTACCGTATGGGCCAAGTAGCGATGGTCTTGGCGATTTAACCCATCTTCGGCAATGGGTTCCAGGATCATTTTGCTGTTTTCAGCCCGGCTATAACGAGGCCGTATTTAATCCCCAGCATAATGGCTGGAAACAACCCTTTTCGGTGATGTCTATCTATCTTCGGATTAACCCCGCCCTAAGATGGCTGGTAAAACCCATTATCCGAAGATGGGGATTGCGGATCATCGAATTTCTGTGGGGCGGCTATGTCGAGATGATCGTGGGAATGAGAGCCATTAAAGACTATAAGGATGAGCTTCGATGGCGCATGGAAAATAAAGCTAACATCGTTCCGGTGGCTTACTGTATGTATGAGCATGATTACAAGGGTAAATCCCTAAATCCTGGAGAATCGCCACGATATCTCTTCTTCGGGGAAGGAGCAAGACAGCTTCAAAGGTCCTGGGATGCTCATTTCGCCTGAATATAAAGCATTAAACGAAGAGCTACACCGCAGGATGCCCTCCTATGGGGGCACAACCGGCAATGTCGACAATTTAGTCAAAATTGCCGAGGCTATGGGAACACGAGATATTCTCGATTATGGATGTGGAAAGGGTCGGCTGGCCCAGTTAATGCCCTGGCCGATTAAAGAATATGATCCGGCAATTCCAGAAAAGAGTAGCCGACCCGATCCTGCCGATATCGTGATCTGTCGGGATGTGCTAGAGCATGTGGAACCGGAGTGCCTGGAGGATGTCTTAGCTGACCTTGCCAGATGCGTTAAAAGATTAGGGCTATTTTCTATCTCAACTAGACCCTCTACTAAATTTCTGGCCGATGGCCGAAATGCGCATCTCATCCAAAAGCCCTGGAATTGGTGGAAAGATAAATTACAAAAATACTTTACCATTGATGGTGCCTCCGAAATATCAGGCATCAGTCAGGCAGGATATCAGCTCTTTATCGGCGGATCAACAATCTATGTTGCGGTGAGACCCAAACCTAAATGGCGAGAACCTATCCGTATCTTCATCGGATTTGATTCCAAGGAGACGGTTGCCTTTCATGTGCTCTCGCATTCCATTTTAAGATACTCAAAATCGCCAATTCTGATCTGTCCGATTGCCAGAAGTCATATTTCATCAATTTATACACGGCCCAGAGGCCCGAATGAATCGACTGAGTTTTCAATGACCCGTTTTCTCGTTCCTTATCTTTCGGGATATCGGGGATACTCCATCTTTATGGACTGTGACATGATCTGTCTAACGGATATCGCGGAACTTATGGATTATGTCCGATCTGATCCCAATAAAGCTGTATGGGTTTGTCCGCACAATTATATTCCAAAGACAAAGACCAAATTCTTGGGTCAAACCCAAACAATCTATCCTAGGAAAAACTGGTCATCTCTGATGGTTTTCAAAAACGAGGCTTGTAAGGCATTAACCCCAGAATATGTCAACACGGCAACGGGGCTTGAGCTACATCAGTTCAAATGGATCTCAGATGATCAGATTGGCTTTCTACCCCTCGAATACAACTGGCTGGTGGGCGAATATGAGCCCAATCCCAATGCCAAGATACTGCACTACACTTTGGGAACACCCTGTTTTCCAGAATATAAAAACTGTGATCATGCGGATTTATGGCGAAATGAATTTTATTCAATGATACAACCCACATCATAGGAGGATAAAATGGGAGATGATCTGAAGGCTTTGGATGAAGCGGAATGGACATTCTGTATCGAAAGGCAGAATGGATATAGAGACGATTACGGGCATGGCCGAACCCCAGTGAGAGTGCTTCCCTGGGTCTTTGTGCGGCTAAATTCGGATGGGGCATCCAGAGATTATGTCATGCCTCTTCCGGCCCAGGCCAATGTGATGGGAAGCGGGGTCCATTCAGCATTAAAGGATATCAAATTCGGAACTGAAGTGGATCGGGCACTGTATTACCGCTACGGGCGTGCCTTCATTGAGTACATGCCCAATAAACCGTTTCCTTTAGAGAGTGCTGAAGCTGCACGATCCAATGGCGATCCGGGTGGAGAGATAGCGATTCACTTTTTTGGCGGAATCTAAATGGCTGGAATCGGTCCTGTCGTGATGGATACAGTGGGTGATACGTTTACCCAGGGGGCGAGAATTCTGGCGATCATCTGGGAAGGGGTCACGACTTCTGGGGATACGGTAACTTTGCATTGCCCACAAACAGGTGCGCTTTTATGGAGTGGCCGAACAAATGATACACAGACTTATCTGGGGGGAAATATCGGCCCGGAGGGAATCCATGCACCCTACGGGTTTAAGTTAACCTCCATATCTTCTGGAAGAGTATTGGTCTATTTACGTGAAAATTAAAGACTGGTTTACTCATAAACAATGCCGCAAAGAGGCAGAGGAGCTAAAGCTCTCATGCGATCTAATCGGTGAGCATTATATTCGCTTAAATGGCAGGATTGATGCCCTGGAAAAGGAGGTGTTTAAGAAACTATCCAGTCTAGAGCAAATTGATCTCTTAGATAAGGATGCCTGCATTCAGAATAACGAACAGATGGAAGAGCAATTATTGATCTTAAAAGAGCAGGTCAAACAGCTTTATTTGAAATTCGGAAGTACACCCCAGGACTTTAGCAAAGCCAGT